CCCGCCTCGCAAAGTTGGACGACCTAAAGCGCCACGAGCTCGAAACCCTAATACGCACCCTGGAAACGCGCAAGAAACAACGGAAGTTCTTTCAAATGTACCCTGATGATGGCCCATACGCACGAGAGGGGTATCCGAAGCATATTCATTTCATGAATGCTACCTCGAAATACAGGGAGCTGTGCTTTCTTGCGGGAAATCGCGTCGGAAAGACTATTACCGGTTCGTATCTTACCACAGTTTTAACTACAGGTCTATACCCTGAGTGGTGGGAAGGACGTCGTTTTGATAGGCCAGTAGAAGCCTGGGCGGCAGGGGACAACGCAAAAACGGTGCGGGATATTATACAAACCGAGTTACTTGGCCCACATGATGCACGAGGTACAGGGATGGTCCCTGGTGAGCTTATCGTACGAACGACCCCTAAAGCTGGTGTACCTGATGCCATAGACACGATGTACATTAAGCACCACGACGAGAATGGTGACCATGACGGGACTTCGATGCTTCAGTTTAAGTCTTACGACCAAGGGCGTATAGCGTTCCAAGGTACGGCACGACAACTTATTTGGTTGGATGAGGAGTGCCCTATTGAGGTGTATACTGAGTGCTTAACTCGTACTATGACGACTCAAGGGCTCGTTATTTTGACGTTCACGCCGTTGACGGGGCTAACGCCGTTGGTTCTGTCATTTTTACCTGGAGGGACGCCACCGAAGTTATGATGTGTTATACTACGATTGCGCCTAGCCCGACGGGGCGAACCACTGGACCGCAGACCAGTTTGGCGCGACCTTACATCTGCGACGATCCTACTGTGGAGGATTATATGTTTGAATCTAAAATGGCGAAAGCCTCGGACTACCCATACAAGTTCCCGATCAAACAAGCTAGGGAAACATCGAAAAAATTAATCTACGGTGTAGGTGTAAATGACGCGGATTACGCGACGCAACCTATGGTATATGGTGCAAGGTATCATTGCGCGTTTTACGAAACTTGGAAAGGTACAATACGTCGGGTATCTGCAGAGATTAGAGAGAAAAGACCTTCATATAAGGATGTTACTATCTGTAACGAATGGTTGACGTTTAGTAATTTCAGGCGCTGGATGGTATCAAAAAACTGGTATGGGAGGCACTTAGACAAGGACTTACTTACAGCGGGAAGTCGTAAAATATACTCTCCAAGTACTTGCGTGTTTGTCTCTGCAGATATAAATAATATAACGACAGGAACACCGAGCAAGCAAGGGGTTGCTCAAGGAGTAGTTAGAAGAGGTAGAAGATACTTAGCTCAAATAAGTATGGGGAAAGATACAAAGCATTTGGGAATGTTTGATACGGAAAAGGAAGCAGAGACTGTTTATTTGGAAGCTAAGATAGCCAAGTTGTCTACGTTAATTAGTGTAGAGGTAGATAGTGACGTGAGGGTAGCGCTACAGAATTACCTTAAATATGTGAGGACTCTAAAGGATGGCTGAACAACCCTTGGGTCACGAAGTAAACGGCAAATACCTCGTCATGGCGAGTTGGGACGACTGCGCCCACCTCTCCGACAAGGACAAAGAGGATCTGTTCAACGCCCTACCCCCACACCAACGTGACGCACGAAGCAAAGGGATACCTTCACTGGGTTCTGGTGCGATATACCCGGTCCCAGAATCCGAAATTACCGTAGAGCCCTTCCCTATTCCCGATTACTACCACAAAGCCATTGGTATGGACGTTGGGTGGAACTGTACTGCAGCTGTTTTTGGAGCGCTTGATCCTGAGACCAACGTGATGTACATATACGACACGTATAAAAAAGGGCAAGCGGAGCCTTCGGTGCACGCACATGCTATAAAAGCTCGTGGGGATTGGATTCCTGTGGCGATTGACCCTGCAGCGCGAGGGCGAGGCCAACGGGATGGGGAATCACTGTGGCAGCTATATTTTGATTTTGGGTTGGACCTATGCAAAGCCAATAATGCAGTGGAAGCTGGTATTTATGAAGTGTTCCAGGCGTTGCAAAGTGGTATGTTGAAAATATTCGACACATGCACGCCGTTACTAGAAGAATATAGGATTTATAGGCGAGACGAGAAAGGTAAAATTGTAAAAGAGAACGACCATTGCTGTGACTGCCTACGTTACCTGTATAATACACGCCAAATTGCAATGTCGAAACCTAAAAACGCCGAAGATTTTGATGATTTTAATAATACTGGGGATGAGATAACAGGATATTAATATGAAAAAACCAGACATAAATGAGCTTATCTCATGGACCCAACTAGATAATATTGCGCCTGAGTTGGACGACGAGACTTTGGCGAAATTAGGAAGCCGCGTTATCGAAGAATACGCCATTGACTACCAGAGCATGTCCGACTGGCGAGATCAGTATGAGAAAGGGATGGAGGTTGCGAAGCAGGTAATTAAACGCAAAACCACACCATGGCCTGGGGCGAGTAATGTTTATTACCCGCTTGTGGCGACTGCGGCGTTGCAATTTAACGCCAGAGCGTATCCAGAGATTGTGCGCGATCACACTGTGGTGAAGACGCGTGTTGCGGGGAAAAAATCGCAAGAAAAGGTAGAGAAAGCTGAGCGTGTGAGCCAGCACATGTCGTATCAATTACTGCATGAGGATAGCCAGTGGGAAGAGTCGCTGGATAAATTACTTATTGTGTTGAGTGTGTGTGGGACTGCGTTTAAGAAGCATTATTACGACCCGCTTAAAGGGAAAAATTGCTCGGTGCTAAGACCCCCTACGTGCATTACAGTGCACGCGGATGTTGAGTCCTTGGAGAGAGCGCGGCGCGTTACTGACGAGTTGGTGTTGTTTAAAAACGAGATACATGAACGCGTGGCCTCGGGGATGTTCTTGGATCAGGAGTATGGGTCGAGTAACGAGGTAGTGGATGACGACCCTGGTGAGTTGTTCTTGGAGCAACACCGCTGGGCAGACCTTGATGGTGACGGGTATGAAGAGCCCTACATTGTGACGGTGCACAAGGACACAGGGCGCGTCGCTCGCGTCGTTGCGCGGTTTGAGGCTGCCGATATTCGCATGACTGACGACATGCAGATTATTAAGATAGATGCGTTTAGTCACTACACGGATTATCACTTTATTCACTCGTTTGACGGGAAATTTTGGTCTTACGGGTATATTTATTTGTTGTTACATACCAACAAGACGATCAATAGTTTGCTTAACCAGTTGCTTGATGCTGGTAGCTTGGCGAATAGTCCCGGCGGTGTTTTTGGTAAGGGTGCTAGGTTGCCGGGAGGAAGGTTACAGGTGCGGCCTGGGAAATGGACGCAAGCCAACGCCAGCGGCGTGGACATAAAGAACAACATTGTGCCGATGCCGGTGAAAGAGCCTTCGATGGTGCTTTTTAATTTATTGCAGTTTTTGATAAATGGCTCTGAGAAGTTGATTTCCATGAGTGAGGCGATGAGTGGGCAAGTGTCGGGGAGTAATACCACGGCTGCCGAAGCGCTCGCAGTGCTTGAGCAAGGCATGAAGGTTTTAAACGCTATATACAAGCGTATTTTTAGGCAGTTGAGGAAGGAGTTTAAAGCGCTGTTTGTGTTGAACAGTCGCTACTTGGATGAAGAAGTTTATTTTACGGTGTTGGATGATGACGCTGCGGTGTTGCGCAGCGATTACGACATGCAGAGCGTGGATGTGTTTCCTGTTGCTGACCCTGTGATAAGTTCACAGGTGGAGCGGATGACCAAGGCGAGAGCGGCGTTAGAGGCTGGTCCTGCCATTGGTGCGAACATGCGGGTGCTTGGAAGGATGTATTTAAAAGCGCTGCAGTTTAACCAAGAAGATATTGACCAAATTATACCTGAGCAAGATCCTAACGCGCCCTCCCCTGAACAGCAGGCGATGATGGAGGAATTACAGCGTTACGAAGAACAACTTCAAGCTAAAGCCAAAGAGCTTGAGCAGAAGGATCGTGAGCTTGAGATTAAAGAGTTCGAAGCCGAAACAAAACGTGGGGAGACGATTACGAAGAGTATCCTCAACGTGGCGAAGGCTGAGGCAGAAGAAGCCGGTACGCAGATTGACGCGTACATGGCGCAGGCGCAAGCAGCGCAACAACGAGCGAGTAAGGAGGGGCAAGAGTGAGCCTAAGTAGAGTTGAGTTTGAAGAGTGGTGGGGTCACCCGGTGACGAGAGCCTACATGGCGACGTTGCGTGAAAACGTCGTTGCGACACAAGAAGAAGCTCTAGCGGTTGCGCATCACAGGTCTATTGACGAAGTGGCGCTTAACGCTGTGGCTTATGCCAATAGAGCGAACACGTTACTCGACGTGAGTGACATAAGCTTGGTTGCATCCATGATGGAGGTGCCCGATGAAGGTTAGTTATGAGCCCCTTGGTTACCGCGTACTGGTCGAATTTATACCTGTAGAAAAGTCTACAGGGATTATCATCAAAGCCAGTCAAACTGTGAAGGCGGAGCAAACCGCGCAAGTGCGTGCGAAGTTCTTAAAAGCTGGTCCTAATGCGTTTGATACTTACGAGGCAGAGCGTGTACCTCGCGAAGGCGACATTGTGTTGGTAGCGAAATACGGTGGGTTTGAAGTTCCTGGTGAAGGGAACGACCTTCTTCGCATATACAACGACGAAGATATCGCTGCTGTGGAGGTGCCGCAATGACTGACGAGACGAACACAACCGAAAGCCCGGAGGTTCCAGAAGTCGATACCGATACAACGGCGAGTGATGTACCGGAGGTAGATCCTCGTGAGACGGAGGCTCGGGAGCAAGGGTGGGTGCCGCAAGAAGAGTGGAGTGGTCCCCCTGAGAAGTGGCGTGACTTGGACTCGTTCCTTGAGGTGGGTGAGCGGATTAAGCGCTCGCATAAGGACTTACGTAATGAGCTCAAGGCGCAGGAGCGCAACAACAAAGAGCTCAAAGAGGCCATTGACCAACTCATTCAAGGGCAAGAGGCGATACGTAAAGCCGAACGTGAGAAAACGATCAAGGAGCTCAAGGCTGCGCGGCGTGAGGCCGTTGCCGATGGCGACGTTGTGAAAGTCGAGCAACTTGACGATGCCATTGAGAAGGAAAAAACGAAGGTGTCCGAAACACCTAAGAAGCCTCAGATGGACCCTGTGGTTCAGGATTGGATGCGCGAGAACACTTGGTATGGCCCTCAGAATCCTCAAGCGCAAGCGTTTGCCAACGCCTTGGATCAATCCAACGCGCAACAAGGCATCGACGTGCGAGAGTCTTTGAAGATTGTCGAAACTGAGGTGAAGAAACGGTTCCCTGAGTTGTTCGGACCTACACCAGCCCCTACCCCACGGCGTGCACCTGCTGTTGAAACCGCTGGTCGGTCAAGACCCTCTAAGGCAACATCGTTGAGTGACCTTCCTGAGGCTGTGCAGCAAATTGCCAAGGACTTTGACTCTAAGGGGATTATGCCTGTGAAAAGGTATATCGAATTGTATAACAAAGAGGTAGGCAAAAAATGAGCGATTTTGACGACTTAGATTTGACAGGGCTTGAGGATAGTGGTATACCTCAGGACAATAAGCTAGAAAAGAAACAACCCAAACAACGCTCCACGAAACGTAAAAGTTTGTCGGAGCCCCCTAGAAAGCAGCGTATTCCGCTACACAAGCGTAATACTATCAAGTCAGAAGGACGACCGGGGTTTGTTCGTCGTATTGTGAACAACACACCTGGACGTATCCAAGCATTTTTGGACGCTGGTTACACCGTTGTTAACGACGGTACTGAAGTAGGTGATCACGCAACAGGTCTGAGTTCAGGAGTAGGCTCAGCCTCAGTACGCCAAGTTGGTGGCGGTGTTGAGGGTGTGCTTATGGAGATCCCTGTAGAACTTTATAACGAAGATCAGGCTGAGAAGCAATCCCAAGTTGACCGTACAGAGCAAGCGATTCTCCCTGAAGAAGAGGATATGCAAGGCAAAATGTACGGCAGCGTCAGTATCGACAGAGGCAAAGGTTCAGGCCAGCAATCGGTAAATATTACGGTTGATAGGTAAAGAATTATGGCAAATACAGATTTACGCAACGGGGCAATCCCATGCAACGCGCATGGTGGCCATTACGTTGGTAGCGTAAATATGTACTACCTCCCTACTGCGGAGTCTAACGACATCGCTGTGGGGGATTTTGTGATCATGGGTGGTACAGGTGATGACGACGGGGTTCCTTCCGTTGCACGCGCTACTGCAGGCTCCACTGATATCGTAGGCGTCGTAGTTGGGTTTAAGCCTGACGCGGCTTATTTAGATGACACTCACCGCACAGCATCTACAGAGCGTTATTGCTTTGTTGCTGATGACCCTGATCAGTTGTTTATGATCCAAGAAGATGATGGTGGTACAGCACTGACTAAAGCGGAGATAGGTCAAAACTGCGATCTTTTGGTATCTGCAGGTGTGGATACAACAACCGGCCTATCTCAAATGGAGATTGACCGCAGTACAGTAGGAACGACTAACGGCCAATTACGTTTGCTTGGTTTAGAGCAAGCCCCTAACAATGAGTTTGGTGATTGGGCAAATTGGATTGTTCGAGTCAACGAACATGCATTTGGTAAGGTAGGGGGAGTTTAAGACATGGCGATTACTAGCGGCGATTTTGCGAAGGGTCTGTGGCCAGGTCTTAACGCAATTTTTAACGATACATACAGCGAGCACCCTCTTGAGTGCATGGAGATTTTCGACAAGGTTAACTCTAACAAAGCCTACGAAGAAAGACTTGGCTTCAGCGGTTTAGGTCTTGCGAAGGTGAAACCTGAAGGGTCTTCAGTGTCTTACGACACAATGCAGCAAGGCTTTGTTCAGCGCACAACTAACGTCGTTTACGCACTCGGGTATGTTATTACTCGTGAAGCGCGGGACGATAACCAGTACGCTGAGATCGGCTCTGCACGCTCTAAGGCGCTTGCTCGTTCAATGAAGCAAACGAAAGAGATTGTTGCTGCAAACATTCTCAATCGGGCGTTCAACAACCAATACACAGGTGCTGATGGTGTTGAGCTTTGCTCTGACCAGCATTTAACTAAGAATGGCCTTACGTACCAGAATGAGCTCACTACTGCTGCTGACCTCTCTGAAGCCACCTTAGAGCAAATGTGTATCGACATTGCTGACCTTGAAGATGAGCGTGGGTTGAAGATTGCAGTCATGCCACGTAAGCTCGTTATTCCACGTCAGTTGATGTTTGAAGCAGAGCGTATTTTGAAGTCTACGCTTCAGAACGATACTGCCAACAACGCGATTAACGTGTTGAAGTCCAAGAACATCCTTCGCGAAGGTTACACAGTCAATCACTTCTTGACTGACGCGAACAACTTCTGGATTTTGACGGATATTCGCGGTGATGATGGTTTGATCATGCAGACGCGCACAGGCTTGGAGTTCAGTAACGACACTGACTTCAACAGTGACAACATGCAGTTCAAGGCGTACGAGCGGTATGCGTTTGACTGGGTTGATCCACGTTGTATCTACGGTTCAGCACCAGCATAACCCTTTACGTGGCGGTGTTGTGAGGGTTTGCTACCTCCTTAACTCACTGCGCTGCCACGTTCTACTTAGAACGTAAAGAGGTTTCACATGAGTGTTTCACGATTCAAGAATGGCGTAACAACTTCCAACAAGACAGCCACCACAGGACAAATGGGTGTACTCGACCCTTCCATGTACCATGTGTGGTTCGACGATTTCGACAGGTTCTTAGCTACGGAGTGGAAGATATCGACTACTGAAGCGGGGGCAGGTTCTGCTACTGAAGCAGCGTCAAGCGCCGATGGTGGTGTGCTAGTTATCACTAACGATAGCGCCGACAATGACCATGATTTCCTTCAGCTAAGTGGTGATGGTGGTACGACTGCACACGAGACTTTTAAATTTGAAGCTGGCAAAAAACTGTTTTTTAAATCTCGATTTAAAGTGTCTGATGCTACCCAGTCTGATTTCGTAATGGGGCTGCAGATCGCTGATACGAACCCTATCGATGGCGTTACGGATGGGGTTTATTTCCAGAAAGATGACGGTGACGCCCTACTCGATGCGCACGTAGAAAAAAATAGCACAGCAACGTCGTCCACAGGTGTGCACACGGTCGTCGATGATACATATTTAGTGGCTGGGTTCTACTATGATGGAATCGATTCTGTGGATTTCTTCGTTGATGATAATCGGGTTGCTACTCTTGCCGTTACTAATTTACCTGATGACGAAGAGTTGACTATATCCTTCGGTATACAAAACGGTGCAGCGGCAGCGAAAGTAATGTCTGTGGACTACATCCTTGTAGCCAAGGAGCGGTAGATGAGTGCATCTACGAGTAGATCTTCGGGAGAGAAAACAGCGGATGGTGTCATAGTAGATAGGCGGTCGTTGTTGTGTGGTGTAGAGATTATTACGGACAATGCTAACGATGCGACGGTGATTCTTTACGATAACGCCTCAGCAGCCTCCGGGACGAAGTTGTACGAAGGTACGTGCTCTGGCGCTGCAGGCGCAGAAAAAAGCAAATTAGTGTGGTTCGACCGACCTGTGCAGTGTTTGAATGGTATCTACTTAGATATCTCAGGTACAGGCGCATCCGCTATTGTCTACACAGGGTAACGCATGAGTTCAGGTGACTACAATGTAATATGTGACCGCTCTGGCTTTAAGGTCAAGCGGTCCGAGTGCGTTCTTGAGTGGAACGGCCTCATGGTCTACGAGCCATTCTCAGAGAAGCGTCACCCTATGGACCACTATCAAGCGCCGAGGGAATCACGAAAATACTTACACACACGACCACCACAAGATATTGTTGAGGTCGATAATACTTTAGCTCCTGATTGGGATTCTTTATGAGATGGTTACTACTTTTGTTGTCTCCAATCACGGCCTTTGCTGAAACAGTAACAATCAGATGGCAAGACGTACTAGACGCTAATACCCTCGGGTATAGGGTCTATGAGTACAGAGACGACTCTAAGATCCTACGCTATGAGGGTATTGATACCCAATACATCCAAGTTATTGAAGAAAGCACGGTCTTTGGGGTCGCGTCCTTTAACGAGTATTCAGAATCACAAGTTATCCCGAGGGCGGTTATTTTAGAGAAACCGGAGCCTGCGCGGGTATCATGGACTATTACGGTTGAGTCAAACTGATGGCGACAAAATATTTAATTCCAGGCGCAACGTTTAACGGTGACGGTACAACGTCTAGCGCCGCTGCAAGTGATGGCGCGGCGGGTGCGTGGAATAGTTTGGCTGACATTGTTGGAGGAACGCCAACTTACGGAACGTTAACTTATGGTGATACGGTTTACGTTGCTACTTATGACAGCGGGGCGAATACATCAGAGTCAACATCCGGTAATATGACTTTTTCCAGTTCTTTTGGTGGTGGTCTTACACCTACCCGACTGATAATGGACGATGGGACTATTTTTGGAACTGGGGGCACGTTTACTTTAAGCACCGGAACATCAAGCCATCAAATCACCACTAATGGGTGGACTATAATAGGTAATGGCAGGTTTACATTATCAACAACTAGGGCATTTGATTTTAATATACTTAGTACCTACGGGTATATAAGCGGGCTGAAGATAGACTCTGCAAATTGTTTGACATCAATAAGCGGCCTTTCTAGTAGGGCGACTATTTTTGAGGATCTTACAATTGCCATAAAAGGGTTTGAAAATAAAGATTCAGTTTTTCTAACACCATCATTTGGCAGTACGTTTTTTATTAAAAATCTTCTGATTGACTTTACCGGCGCTACCATGACGAACTCTAATAGAAAACATCTATTTGATTGCGATAATAGTGAGGGTAACTATTTTTATGTTTCTGGTTGTAGAATAATAGGAAATGGGATAGATCCTATCCAATTATTTGATGTGAATGGTATAGCTACAGCATCCAGGAATGGTATAACTGCAATAATTGACGGATTGGAGCATAACAGTTCAATTGCAGAAGCAAACATAGCGCCAACATTAGTGGAGCATAACGATTGCATAAGGAAAATAGATATAAGAGTTATCGGTGGTGAAAGCCCATTCGATAACCTTTTTTCGTGGGCGCATGGTTATGTAATATGGCAGCAAGGGAAATCATACCCAACGTATAACGCAGAGCTTCCCGATGGCACAAAATGGTCGTATAAATTTTTTCCTCAATACGTTTTGGATGAGCGACCGCTAATATGCCCTCCACTCAGGAAAACATGGAACAGTACAGCGGCTACTGTAACTATAACTCTCGAAATGCTTTTTGATGACAGGCAGACGCCAGATGATTTTGATGTGTGGATCGAAATACAATACATAAACAACACCGGCAGTACAATGGAGTATGAGACAACGCGAGTCGCATATGACGCCACGCCATCAACATTAACTACATCAACGGCCTCATGGTCGCTCACATCTTATGGCCCAATATCTTTAAGTAAATATAAGATATCTAAAACCACCGCAAATTCAGTAAAACAATACACAGAAATAGTGGTCAGGCCGTATGTGGCGCTAAGGCCAGTTGATGCAAATAGCTTTGGATTCTATGACCCAGATGTGAGTCTAGCGTAATGGGCAAGGTAACCCCTTATATTGGGGAGGCTATAGGACAACCCGCAACCAGCAAGTCAAGGCCTGCACTAGGCGGGCTTGTCTCTAATAATAGAGCGCCAACAGATCCCGTATATATTACTGATATAAGCCTACGTGGGTTAGTTATAGGTTCAGGGTATTCCCTTTTAGATGACTCTAGTGTTCTTATTCAAGAGGGTGAATTTTTAACAGACCCCACAACGATATCAGATCACCCAGCTTATACAGAGTCTAGCGATATAATAACTGGGTATGGTATGTACTATGGGTATAAATATAAGACATCGACATTCATAGTCACAAGATTATCAACCCTTGTTTATATTGGGTTAGATACAAACTCAAATACTACTCTTTCTAGGGCGGCGGCATCAGCGTTAACTGGTATATCGGCAGACGCAGGAACTAAAAAAATAACAGTAACAAGCACTCATTCGTGGTCGAATATATACGATTACATGCAGTATTGGCAAAGTCTGCCAGCGCAAGCAGGGACTCTTAAAGACGGTGAAATATTATCGACAGTATTGGGAAATAACTACAACTTACTAAGCACATGGCAATTAGTTCTTGAAGCCGAGGTTACAGGCGGGGTCAACTTCGTAGGTGACGTAGTTATTAATGCCGTGTTTAATTTAACCGGGTTCAATGTAACTGGTACAGTTTTCTTTGATGCTCCTGGCACTTACTCATGGACCAATATGACGGTTGATGAGGTTGATACTATAGCGGGCGAAACTGTCACTATAAACCCGACAAACACAACGATTACCCTTAACAGTGATCCAGCAAACATAACGATAAACGCGCCGACTATCAGCTTAACGCTTAATAGCTCGGAATCTTCTTCAGATTTGAAAATTTTTCAAACTGGTACTCAGACAATAGAGGCTAGCGCGACAGGCACAACGGTAAATACAACTACGGCGGGGACGTATGATGTAACGGTGCAAAAGGCTGGTTTCCTACCACAAAGGCAGACGGGGGTAGTTCTTGGCGCTTCAAACGTTACCGTCGATATAACATTAGTAGCTGACCCCATCTATGCTTCTGGGCACGGGTTGTTGTTCGGTACAAATTATTCGTATAACGCATCCACGCGAGTAATGACGATAGTAGCCAATCAAGAGGGGCGTGATCTTTACTCTGCTTTGATAGATGACTTCATAAGTGAGACGACTTTAAGAAACTGCCCTTTCCCACTCGTAGCGGTAGGGCCAGACAGAATAGATTTCAAAGCGGTTGGATATTACAACACTGCTACTACTGTCGGTTCCACGATTGATGCAGGAGATATCCAGTTCTGGAAAGGCGCGGGCATGGAGTGGGAGCATGACACCACAGGGAATCCTACAAAGAAATTTTATTCTATAAAATCAGCTAATACCCTACAAGCCAGTTCTGTTGTCGGTTACACGCAAGTTAATGCGGGTACGCCAGTTGAGGTGACACTGGTAAGCAATCAGGTCAATCAAGTAA